TGCACAAAACATCTTGTCTCTGACAAGTTTTATGATGCTGTAGACAATGGATTGATAGATACCAACAAAAAAATGAGTGTCTGCAAAGACTGTGTACAAAAATTATATGATGAAATATTTGTAGAAACTCAAAGTATGGAAAAAACAATACATCGTTTATGCATTGTATTAAATATAAAATTTTCAAATGAAGCTGTAGATGCAACTAAAAAGCATATTCAAACATTACAAGATAGTGGAAAAAATGTTAATGCTATATATTCAATCTATAAGATGAAGCTTACAGCTACAAATAAATCAATGGATAAGTCAATCACTCAATATGAAGGTTATGAAGATGTGGGTACAATATTTACAGAAAAGCAAATTGATATTAAAGAAACCCCCATTCCACAAGAAGTTCTTCTTTTTTGGGGAAAGGATTTAGCTAGAGGAGATATTGAATATTTAGAAAGGGAATATGCTAATTTTAAAAATACCCATTCGGCTGATACATACGCTGAAATTGTATTACTTAAACAAGTATGTACAACAATGCTTGATATAAAAAAGGCAAGACTTGCGCAAGACCCAACAGATAAACTTGTAAAAGAATTACAAGAATTAATGAAAAATTTAAAAATATCTCCATATACAGCTAAAGGTAACGATATAAATAGCGGGGCAGATAGTTTTGGAAAGTGGATTGAGGATATTGAAAGAAACGAGCCAGCACAATGGCTAAAATCAGACCCGAGGGGGGATATATATAGAGATGTTACGAATACAGATGAATATTTTCAAAAATATATTGTACGCCCTTTAAAGAATTTTATTCAGGGGAGCCGAGATTTTAATGTTGATGAAAGCGAAGATATTGAAAGAGAATTTGATGATAGCGAAATAGATAATTTTATACTTGGTGATGAAGAAAATTAACAATTAGTAATAAACTGTAGCAAATAGGGTCGCTCCCGAAAAGTATATTCTGAATGCCTGTTGCTACAGTATTATATTTCAGAACTTATTACAGAGATAAGGAGATACAGATGACTAGTGGAATTTATTGTATTGAAAATTTAGTAAACGGTAAAAAATATATTGGGCAAACAGTTGATTTCAAAAAAAGACAATTAGACCATTTTAATAAATTAAAATTTGGAACACATTTTAATAATCATTTACAAAACTCATTTAATGAGAATGGTATAAAAAATTTTACTTTTAAAATTCTTATTTATTGTGAATCCTTCGAATTAACAAAATATGAACAGTTTTTTGTTGACTTTTATACACCAGAAAAAATATATAATATAAAGATAGAATGTGTAAATAGTAATTTAGGAATGAAATTTTCAGAAGAACATAAAAAGAAAATATCAGAAAAAAATTCAGGAAACAAAAATGGAATGTATGGGAAAAAAGGGATTTTAAATCCTATGTATGGAAAAAAAACATCAGATGAAACCAAGAAAAAGATATCAGAAAGTAGAAAAGGAAAAGTCGTCGGAGAAAAAAATCCGATGTATGGTTGTCATGATTTAAAGCCGAGACTTGGGAAAAAACATACAGAAGAAGCAAAAAGAAAAATGTCTGAAATAAAAAAAGGTAAAATCTGTTCAGAAGAAACAAAAAGAAAAATGAGTATATCTAAAAAAGGTAAAAAAGCGTCAAAAGAAACAATAAAAAATATATCAAATTCTAAAAAAGGAAAAAATAATCCAAGTTTCGGGAAACATTATTCAAAAGAAGAAAGATTAAAAATATCAGAATCTTTAAAAAAATATTGGAGGAAAAAACATGAAGAAAAGCAAAAAATCATTAAATCCTCCCCTTAGCAAAATGAAATATTATACTAAAGCAGATGACCCTATCAAAATGATAACAAGTAGTGAAATAGATATTGCAAAAAAAAATAGATTAAAGTCTTGGATAACCATGTATAGAAATTCTCCTAGCATTTTTGTGGAACATTACATGATGGTTCCTCTTTTTCCATACCAAAGATTTATGATTAATTTAATGAATAAGTCAACAGAATTTGTAGGAATAGCCTCAAGAGCAAGCGCTAAAAGCTGGCTCGTGGCTGTTTATGCAATAGCTAGATGCATATTATATCCCGGTACAACTATTGCTCTTGCCTCTTCGACAAAAGCACAAGCTGGTTTGATTATTTCTGAAAAATGCAGGTCTTTAAGAGATGAACATCCTAATATTGCTAGAGAATGTTCTAATCTTGTTACTAATCAAAACAAATGGGAAATGAGCTTTTTTAATGGTTCAAAAATCAACGTTGTTGTTTCAGGTGAATCTGGAAGAGGGCATCGCAGTAATATAACAGTATTAGAGGAAAGACGTTTAATTCCAAATGAAATTATAGATTCGATTATTCGCCCTTTTCTTGTATCACGCCAAGCTCCCTATATGAAAAATCCTAAATATTCTGAGATTCTAGAATTAAAAGAAGAACCCCAAGAAATTATAATTTCCAGTAGTTATTACAAAACATATGAGTGGTATCCTGAGACCAAAAGGTTTATAAAGATGATTGCCAACGGAGACCCGGATACAAAAGGTATATTTTTAGATTATCTGATTTCTATTCATCATGGTATTAAAACTAAAAAGCAAATGATAAAAGAGAAAAAAAATTTAGACCCAGTGACATTCATTATGGAATATGGAAACATACCTTATGGTTCTTCAAGTCTTTCTTTTTATAAACTCGGTTTATTCGACAGGACTATAAAAAGAAGTTGGAGACCAATCAGAGATGAAGTATATCTGACAACTAAAAAGAATAACTATGATATACCAAAATTATCTGATGAAATGCGTATAGTTTCTGTTGATATAGCTATGAGGGCGGGGTCTACAAATGACAATACAATTATAAGTTGTGCGAGGCTTCTACCTAGCAAAAAGGGTTGGATGACAGAAATAGTTTATATGGAATCTCATAATGGTAAAAATACTAATTTACAGGCATTGAGAATAAAGCAAATATTTGAGGAATTTCAAGGAGACGCTCTCGTACTAGATTTAGCAAGTGCGGGTATCAGTGTTTTTGATGCTTTGTCTTCGGTTACAAAAGACGAAATAAGGGGTGCTGAATATAAAGCATATACAGTAATGAATTCCGCATTGGTTGACCAAAAAGTATATGACGAATTAGTAGCTAGAACACTTGGGAAAGATGCTATACCCTGTGTTTTTCCAATTTCTGCTACTGCCCCTTTAAACTCTTTGATTGCTGTTAAATTTAGAGAGAGATTAAAAAAGAAACTTATTTCTTTTTTGATTGATGATAACAGCGAAGAAGAATTTCTTATAAAATCAGGAAATAAAGATATTCTTGACCAAGATGATACTGGCATTAGAGGATATTTATTGCAAGCACACTTACAAACAAGTTTATTTATAAATGAAAGTATTGCTCTTGAAATGGCTCCTGCGAATGGTTTAGTAAAATTAGTAGAACCAAGCGGTGCTAGAAAAGACCGCTATACTTCTGTTAGTTATCTTAATTATTTTGTGTCTCTACTAGATATAGAATTACTAGGAGATAAAAATTCGGAATGGGATGACGAGAATGCGCTCTTGGGTGTGTCATTTGTGGTCTCGGGAGGTTAAAAAATGGAAAATAATAATGGAAAGAAAAGCATAGAACCAGAAGTTACAGAACTAACAGAACAAGAAGTATGGGATGTAGTTTCTTTTGCAAGAGCAATGGCTGGAATGTATGGGCAGGGATATTTAACTCCTGACCTGATTAGTGCCAGAATGAGAGATATTACTCTCAATCCGATGGCGGCTACAGAAAGCGAACTTAATACAGCACTTTCTTCTCCTAAAGATAGTGAGTTACAACTTCGTTCCTTTTCCCAAGATTTTGAAATGAAATCTATGGTTTATAAAAGGCTTATTACCTATATGGCAGATATGCTTGCATTTGATATTACATATACATCAAATGCAGAACCAAAAGATTATGAAACTCCGAAATATAAAAAAGATTTAAAAACAGTGGAAGATATTCTGGAAAAATTTGCTTATAAAAAAGAATTATCTGTTGCTGTTAAACAAATGGTAAGGAATGATGCATATTTTGCTGCCATAAGAGATTTGGGAGATAGTATTGTCTTACAGGAACTTCCTGCTGATTATTGTAAAATAACTGGAAGATGGGAAGGAGGTTTCCTATTCAGTTTTAATATGTATTGGTTTTTAATTCCGGGTGTGGATATTAATATGTATCCCGATTTCTTTAGAAAAAAGTATAAAGAAATATGGATAAACGGAAACCAACCAAAACCATATGTTCCATCTTTACCACCAGAAACCAGAAATTCGACTTGGATTTATTGGGTTGATATTCCTATTGATGTTGGTATATGTTTTAAATATTCTCCAGAGCTTGCAACAAGGCTCCCATATTTCACACCATTATTTAGCGATTTGATTTTACAATCTCTAATGCGCAATCTTCAAAAGAATGCAAGCATGGCTGCTGCAAGTAAGATGATTGTTGGTCAAGTACCAATGTTAAATAGAGACGCTAAAGCAAGTGTAAAAGATATGATTGCTATTAGCCCCGATTTACTTGGAAAGTTTTTAGCGTTGGTGAAGAGTAGTATTAATGAAGCTATAAAAGTTGCATCTGCACCTTTAGAAGATATACAAGGAATTAGTTTTGATTCTGAAAACGAGTTATACGACAG